GACATTTTTTGAAATATTTATTATCTATCGTCAGCAGCACGGTTTTCTGAAAAATAAACATCAAAAGCACCTTCAGGATAACGCTTGAGAAGTTTTTGTACGTTACGAGCAACGACATCATCAAGAGTTACATTAAGTGCAATACAAGCTTGAGCAACATACCACATAATATCACCCAGTTCAATGATCAAGTGCTCGCGGTTGTCTTCATTATAAGGTTTCCCCTGAAAGACCATTTTCTTAATGATCTCAAGGAATTCTCCACCTTCGGCATTGATACCAACACCTGCGGTAAGAAGACGTTCAATATTAGCACCTTTCTCATCCAGTTGAACCAAACGATCAGAAAGAGCAAGAAAATCTTTAGATGCGTCACTTGTGACTATATCTACAAACTCAGCATATTTATTAAAATTAACGTGTCTAGCAGTTTCCATTAAAATTTAAATCCCTCAAATGATTTTTTTAGTTTCTTTTCTTCACTATCATTATACTCCTCTTCTTGTCCAGTGTCAACTATGTCTTTTTGTGCAGATTGTTCGCAGTCATAGAGACGCATTTTAGCACGATCAATACCAACAACAAAACGCTTGTAAATGGTTGGATCATTATATCGGTTCTTAAGTTGTTTCACCATAATTTGCCCCAAACCTTCTAGATCTTCGGTACTAATAAGGGCAAACATAAGATCAGCAGTAGCAGGAAGACCAAAGGATTCAGAAGTATCAGTAAGTTCAACATCAGAGTTACCAAAACCACTACGAGTGGTCTGAGTAGCGGAGACAATTGGGACATTAAACTCAACGGCGAGTCCTCTAAGTTCTTCCGCAATTGATTTGATATATGAATAAGAATTGATAGAACTGTTTGCCTTGTGCCTAGAGGAAGCACAAATATTAAGGTAATCAATAAAAATAATATCAGGTCGGAATGACTTCTTAAGTGCAAGTTCATTAAGTAATGCCTTAAAGTGTCCACTATGAGCAGAAGCAGTAGGATATTCTTTGATGATCAAAGTTCCTTGAGTTTTCTTTGCAAGATTTGTAACCTTAGTTTCAAAAGTAGAACGAGGAAGATCTGATAACTCCTGAATATTTACATTCAGAAGGTTTGCATCAATTCGTTCAGCAATTTTCTCTTCTGCCATTTCAAGCGTAATGTACAGAACATTCCGTCCTTGGAGCAAGACGGAGCTAGCCACATGGCACATGAATAGAGATTTCCCGACACCCGTACCAGCAAGTGCGATATTGAGAGTTTTGTTAGGGAGACCACCTTTTGTGATTTTGTTAAAGTATTCAAGATCAAATTCAATTTTATCCTCCTTTCTGTGATAGTACTCATATCGCTCTTCATAGTTATTTAAGTAATCGTGTCCAATATTATTGTCAAAACTGACAGCAAGAGCATCAGAAAGAATACTGGGAATAGCATCACGATTCTTTTTTTCATTATTTCCATCAGCAATGTGAATGGATTCCATAAGTGCCAGATAAATGGCACGATCACGACACCACTTCTCAGTAGTATCTATCAACCAAGTCTTATCGACAGGAGCATCATTTAAACTCTTGTTGATCTCCCTGATCTCTTTGATTTGATCTTCTGTTAAATCAGTTCGGTTCTCGACTTCGATTCCGAGTGCTTCGATTGTGATTGCCGAACCATATTTAACAATAAACTGGACAATTTCCTCAAAAATGACCTTTTCGGATTTTTGCTCAAAATAATCTGGTTGTATGAAAGGTATGACCTTACGCGAGTAATCTTCATTAAATACTAGGTTTCTGAGAATAGTTGTTTCAATTTTTTCCATTACTTATAATGTAAATAGGCACTCATAATATACTTTGGATTTCCGATAGGAGGATTACCTTTATGAGGAAACATCCAAAGTGGTGGAAACATCACTAATGTTCCTTTTTTTGGTTGAATTACTAAATCCTTGAAGACAGTTTCTCCACCAGAATCAACATCATTTAAATACCACATAAAAGATAAAAATCTTCTTGATGATGAATATTCAATAACATCTACATGAGTATCGAAACGATCTTCTCCCCCAGGATTGTACTTCTTTATTCTAAATTGTTCAAGTGCATGTTCTTCTGGAAAAACTCTTGAATCAGTAAATTCATAATACTTATCACGATATTCAAATATTTTTCGAATGATGTGATTATGAACTTGATTGACTTCTGAGGTTATATCTCTGTTTTCAGTTAGATTAAATTGAGTAAAATTTGGTTTCCCTTCATTATTATAACGTTCATGCTTATCTGGAACTTGATCAAAAAGAGAAATCAAAAAATCACAAATATTTGCTTCTAAAGCATTTTCATACACATGAATAAAATCATTCAGTTCATCCATAAGAGAATTGTTGTTTTGCGATGGCGTCAAGTTTGTTCATAATTTCTTCAGTGAAATATTCCTCTGGATTAGCAAGGATCTGTTTGGCATAAATCTTCTTACCATTCATCTCATAACGACCCGCTACATTCTTCCAGAGTCCACCAATCTCACCAAGTTCTAGAAGACCATAATAACGATCAAGACCTCGCTCATCATAATACAGACGGACTTCAACATCTTGATTCTCCTTACTCAAACGTGATTTATGAGTCTTTGCCTTAATAATGTTTCCGATGACTTCTGTTCCGTCTTTCTCCTTTTTCTTGCTGAGATAGATGATAGTAGAAGCGGCATACTTAAGACCACTACCACCACCCATTTCTTTTGTGGGAACATAAGCGCCGATAACATCATAGGTGTGATTAGTAACGATCATAGGAATATTTGCCTTACCCAACTTCAGAGTAAGCATACGAAATGCCCCCTTAATTAGTTGAGATTTGGTCATGTCACGAACTTCCTTATCATTCAGAGCATCATTAATCTCTTTACTGGTTGAAAGCATTCCCAGAGAGTCTAGCACGAACATACAAGGATTACGTTCCCCTTCTGGTTTCTTCATATACATATCAACTGCCTTGAGTGCCTTACCACGAAACTCTTCTACAGTTACAACATTAACCACGACAAGGCGTGATGTGTCGATGCCGCGACTCTCCAAGAGTGATTTTGTAATGGCAGCTTCAGTATCAAAGTAGAGACAATAACCATCGGGATTATTATTGAGAAAATTCTTAACCACGGCGAGGCTGAAGAAAGTCTTTCCAGTAGAAGACTCTCCAGCAATAGCAGTAATCTTATTGCCAGATACACCACCAAAAATACTACCTGAAACCAGTGCGTTAAAAATGTACGAACCCGTGTCAACATAAGTCTCTGTCTCATCAATATCAGATGCTAATTTTGTATAATCATCACCGATTTCTTTTACAATATCTTTTAAAAAATCCATTAGAAGAAAAATAAATCAAGGTTTACAGTTTTTTCCACATTCCACCCAATTGCATCGAGAATAGATTTGAGAGGGTCAATAAAACTCTTCTCAAATTGTAATTCATAGTCGATGTATTTGTCAAGACCAAGTTCCTTAGGAAAAACTTGAATGAAAGAGATCACATTTTCCTGAATGATATTTGGTTTCTTAAGAAAAATATATTTAACCTTTTCACCATTATTAATCAGCGAATATTTATTAGTAAGTTTTTTCTGCTTGATATAATGATTGAAAAGAAGTGCTCCACGAACCTGAATTGGAGTTTTGGGTGCATAGATGTTTGATGATGAATAATATTTACGAATATCAGAAGCAGTTCTGGGAAAAGCAATCTGTTCTGGTGGAAGTTTCCTAAACTCATCACGACATTTATCAATGAACTGAATCACATCATCCTCAGTTCCACTCATCAGAATCTTAAAGGAATCTTTCAGCATCTTACGACAAGGCGCTGGAGTAGAAGACTTAATTGCCTCAATACCCTTGATTTTCAATTTAGGTTCCTCATAACGAACACCTTCACTATCCCACACGCTCAGAATGTATCGTTTCTTCGCAGTCCAAATACCACGTTCAGCAATACATTCACGCTTCATGATCATCTTTTGATCATAGGCATTTACATAGTCTGCCAATTTTTGGTAAGAACTTTCAATATATTTTTCAAATTCCACTTGACAGACCTTATCAAGGAACGACACAACGTTTTGAGTAATTTTCTCTCTTCCCTTGAATACAGTTTCAACCAAAGGGCCCATATGGACATAAAGAGAATCGGTATCAGAAGCAATAACATAATCAACATCATCGGTTTTAAGAACTTTGTTTAAATACCTATTCATAGAATTCATAATCCACTGAATAGAAACCTGCCCAGACAGAGTGATTGCCTCTGCATTTGCTAGTTTAAAATATCGGAAATATTGATTGCCGATAGCACCATAAGCAGAGTTAAGTTGAATCTTCCTTGCCATCTGAATATTATTGCAACGGGAGATTTCTTTTAGAAGTTGTTTGTTCTTTGTCTTCTCATATTCCTGCTCCGCAGCAAGCATCTTCTTTTTGAAGATCACACGTTCATTATAGATCTTTTCCATCAATTCTGGAAGAAATCCACGCACATCTTTACGATACATCGCTCCGTTCGCACAAACGGCATAATCCTTATAGAGTTCAAAATTCAATTGCTCATTCAGAATCTTATCAACATTTACGGACGGATGTTTCTCTTCCAGAAGAGTTTCTGGCGAGATGTTGTATTGCATAATGAGATGAGGGTATAGGGAGTTGAGGTCAAAAGACACAACCCAGTCATACTTTCCAGGAATAGGTTCTTTAACATACGCACCAGCATACTTTGAATCCTTATCAGAACGTTCTTTAGGAGGAATCGCAATATTCCTCTTCTTCAGGTAGTTATAAATGATTGTATCCCACATCCGAACCTGAGAGAACACATCAGCATAGTTCGCCTTTGCGTCATATGCCATCGTGATCGCAAGTTCAATCAGTTTCATCTTGTCTTCCAAACGGTCAACAAGTTCTACGTCAACGATGTTATACTCTACGAACTTCTGCCAACCCTTTGTATAGAAATCCTTGAAGGTTTCATACTCAGAGTGATCCAGTTTCTTCTGTCCCAGTTCTACTTCGGCAATATAATCCAGTCGATAAGATTCCTGTGCCTTATAGGTGAATTTCTTATAAAGATTCAGGTAATCGAGTTGAGTAATTCCACCGACATCGTAAGCAATGTGCTTACGCCCAGAGATGTAAACCTCAGATTCAGTAACAAGACCCCAAGGAGACATACGCTTCATCAGTTTCTCACCGAGAACACGATCCAAACGGCGAACAAGATATGGAATATCATACAGTTCAATATTCCAACCAGTCACAACCTCAGGAGCATTTTCCTCAACCATCCACCAGTTAATAAAGTCCATCAGAAGATCCCGTTCATTCGTGAAGGATCTATAAATGACGTTCTTCTGTTTGTTCTGAAAGGGACCAGATCCCCAAGTGCGAATTTGCTTGGAAGAATAGTCCTGAATAGTAATCAACAGAACTTCTTCGGCAGCAGACTCTACATCTGGGAATCCGTTTTCGGAAGCAACCTCAATATCCAAAGTAGAAACCTTGATTTTACTGATATCAAATTTGACTTCCTCTTCAGGATACATTTCAGAAATGTATTGATAAATGTATCCTGTATTTCCATGAATTTTAAAGTTTTCTACGTTCTCATACTTCTTAATAAACTCACGACAGTCACGAACACATCCAGGTTGAACTGCTTCAACATACTCGCCATTTAGAGTTTGATATTTAGTTTTTTTATTAGAAGGGACAAAAAGAGTCGGGTTAAACTTCTCACGAGTCATGAAATGTTTTCCATTTTCATAACCACGAACCAAGAAGTGATCCCCGACCATTTGAACGTTTGTGTAAAATCTCATCAGGCAGTTAATTCAAGATACTTTTCAATAATTTCTGGTTTTGGATCTACAATAGTAAGAATACTATCCGAATGAATCATCATTTCTCTTTGCTCTGTAATATCAGGCCAAGGAGTTAGATTACCTTGAATATCGATTTTATAAGGATTAATGAGTTTACAATCTGGTTCTCCAAGTTCGGAACCAATTTCAATAATCTCAGTAACAATTACGTTATCAACTTTCAGTAAAAGACACTTGATCGATTTGTCCATTTAATTTTTCCTCATACATTTCTTTGATGGTTTGAATAGGTTCCACAATTGTAACAATCCAATCAGGTGGAACTGGTATTTGATTATCACTTGTTAAAATAATCCAAGGAGATAAGGAAACTTCTAAATCCGCTTTTGAATTCTCATTTTCCTCAACTAAAAGAAAACTCTTTCTAGTTTCAATCTTATGTGGATGATTGAATAAGAATCCACAAACTTTTTCTTCAGAAATTAGTTCTTTGATATCGGAAATAATTGTTTCTCCAGATTTTAATAACGCTAATTTAATTGACATGTCTCAAATCATTCCTCATTCCATTATAGCAAAAAAAGAGGGAGGCGTCAACTGGTTTTTACCAGTTGCCCCCCAGCGCCGACAATAGTCAATTATATTTAGAGATAGTCTTTCCTCTTATGATGTTCTGGAATAATTCTACCAAGAGTAACCACCAAAAGACCATTCTCAAAATCAACTGACTTAACTTCAGTGTCATCAGAAAGTGTCCATGCTCGTTTAAAGGATCTTTGCGCTAATCCCTTATGAACATAATTGGTTTCTGTTTCTTTGTCTTCTTTCTGCCCCTCCACAAAAAGTTTTCCGTCTTGAGTGTAGACAAAGACTTCTTTTTTCTTAAATCCAGCAAGTGCAAGTTCTAATCTTGATTCCACATTACTTACTTGTACAAGATTATAAGGTGGGTAATTAGATGTAGTTTCGTGAAGATTAAATAGACGATCAAAATACTCATCCATTCCAATGCTATGACGAGTAATCCTGTCCATCAAAGCAGGCAAATCCGCAGATGTAAACCGCGAGGTTGCAAGGTTAGTCATTATAGTAGCTCCTTTTTAAGCGAGTTTGTGTTTTGTGGATCCTTTTTGGCATCCAGTACTAATTATACAACAAATACAAAAAAAGGGAGTGTTGAACTCCCTAATAAATCATTCGGTTTCTTCACCTCTTTTTTTCTTGGAACCAATATTATATTTGGTTTCCAAAATCCAATCTCCTTTATCCTTATAGGCAAGGACTTTAATTTGATTTAGTGGTG